ACACTATCGTCCATAGCTCTTAAATCAAGTTCTCTTGCTTTTAATTTAGCAATTGGGTCGCCATTGTACTCACCCATAATTTTATTTTCTTCATTTTTAAATTCTTCAGTCATTTCTGCAATTAATTTAGCTTTTCTAGACTCTAAATTGATTGACATAGTCATAATCTGTTGTTGATACTGCGGATCTTGCTGTAACATTGGATTTTGCTGTGCCATTTGTTGCATTTGCATTAATTTTGCAATTTCTTCTCTAAATTCTACCTCTAATTGCTCTTGTGCCATCAAAGAAATGTGTTCAAAGATGTTTTTTTCTAATGCAGCCATTACAACTGGACTATTTCTAGCAATATTTGTTGCCATAAAGTTTAAATGGGTCGTAATATGCGCTTGATGGTCCTGTCCTTTAAAAGCTTGGAACGGTTTGTTGCTCATTGCAAGAATATTTTCAGTTGCAGGGTCCATTGGAGTCGGTTGTTGTGGTGGTGGAAGTATTTTATCAATATTTTTTACACCAATTGCTGAATACATTGAGTGAAATGCTTCATACAAGTTGTGCATTTGCGGATTTGACATCGCAAGTTGTAATTCTGTTTGTGCTAAACTGATTCTTTGTGATTGAGAAAAAATATTTGGGTCTGCAACAGGTATGATGTCTACTTTTTCATCAAAATCTGCAACTTTAATATTTCTTTGTCCACCAACTACGTCGTATGGATACTCTGCCGGTAGATAAGTTTTAAAAACACCTGCTAATAAATTAAATTCGCTCTTCATCGCCACATACAATCTTTTATGTATGGCTGACATGACTCTCGAACCACGTTCTAAAAGAGCTATAGTCGTACCAACAGCTGCTTGTTGGTTGCCGTCACCGACCTGCATGTCAGCTATGGCGGCAAACCGTTGCCCTGCCTGTACCACTATACCCATCAACTGTAATAATGTTGGTGAAGGTTCTTTAAATGGTAAAGGCATAAATGCATCTTTAATACTTCCTCCAGGTGCATCTACATCTCTGAATTCTCCAGGTTGGATTGCCTGCGCTTCGTCTCTTACTCTTATTCCTCGTTGTTTAAATCCTGCGGGTAAATTACTTAATGTACCTGCATCTAGTAGTTGTCTTAGTGCAGTAGTTGCCGTTCTAGACAAACCACCGATCATATGAATTAAACCAAAACCATAAAAACCCATTCCAGGTAAAAATTTAAAATGTACAAAGTAATCTATTTTAAGTTTTTGTGGATCGTCAGCTTGATAGTTTCTTCTAATTGATAATATTTCTCTGCTACCCATTTCAAGAGTTACAATGTATGGAAGTTTAATTCCTGTCATTTCTCCTGATGAGTCTTTATCTTCAAAACCTTCTAAATCTAAGTCGGTATGAATTTCTAAAATAGTAAAAATGTCTTCGTCTTTAGTTTTCTTAACACCTTCTAATTCTCTTTCTTTTTTTTCTACTTCTGTTTCTTGATTGTAGCCTGGTGTTAATTCTACATCTTGATAAAAACCTGAAACTTGTTTTTTTCTTAATTCGTTTTCAGACATTTTAATTACATGAATAACAGACTCTGCATCTTCTAAAGATGTTGCAGTGTAGGGCACTACTAAATCATCAGCCGGTACAAATTTTGAGACGGCTCTGCCAAGCAGTTCATCGTAATAAACTTTCTTGAACGCAGAGCCGGCAAGAGGGAGATAAAAAAGCATTTGGTCGAACTCGGGTTCGTACTCCTTCATCACATCCATGAGCTGATAGTTCATGAATTCTTTAACTCTGTTTGATTGTTCTTCTCTGGCTCTGTCCGCTAGTCCAACTATTCTTGTATGAACTGGACCATTAGCCGGTAATAATTCTTTATAAGCTTGTGCTTGAAATTGTGTTACAGCTTCAGCTAATACAGGGTGAGTTGCACCTGATGCTCCTTGAAAGGGTTGAGTTGGATTTTCATATTTAAATCCTAAAAGATCTAAACCTTTTGTGTAACTATCTTCCCAATCTTTTCGAGAAGACTTGTATTGTTCGTAATTTGCTGCAAGATCAGATCCAAGTTTACCTAAAATATCTTCTGGTAATAATTCTGCTAAGTTATCAAAATGACTTTCACCACCAGGCTGATTAACTGCTTCTGGATCAAAATTAATTGTAGCGCTACCATCTTCTTCTTGAGTTATTTGTACATCATCAGGACCAACTTGTTCTTCAGTTGTTTTTGATTCTTCAACTGCAATTTCTTCTTCGCTAGGTACTTTTAATTCAGTCTCTACGTTTGGTAGGGCTTTGTCTATATCTGCCATTTATATTCTCCGAGTTCTTTATTGTTGTAACCTGTTTTGTAGGAACATTCAACCCCTGTGAGTCTGGTCCTTTAAGTGGTGGAATTTCTTTCCACTTGACGTGTTGCATATTTGCAACAAGTGTTTTATTCTTCACTGAACATACCTCTTTTCTTTTTGTAATCGTCATACATTTCATAACCACTGATACCTAGTGATAAGGCTAATCCAGGTAGACCAAAAAATCTACTTCCTATTCTTAAAGCTGCGGGACTAATTCCAAGTCTCATTGCTTTTGCAATTCCAGGACTTTTTAAACCTTTTGTTGCAAAGTCACTTGCTTGTCCCATAAATGCTGGACCTAAATAGTTAAATGGGTCAGTTGCCATTTCTCCTAACGAAGCACCTTCTTGTACTTGTTCTGCTAAGTACAAAGGTTCAGTTGCAAGTAGTCCGAGTGGTGTAGCTGCTGCTGTTAAACCTCTACCTACAGTTTTTAATGCAGTTTTAGTTATACCGGATGGTTTTTTTCCAAATCTCCTAGATCTTGCCGCTTCAATTGTAGACGGTGCAGTTGCTGCTGTACCTGCTACAGTTACTGCTCCTAATGTTGGTAAGTAAGCATCTCCTATTGGTGCTTCTTCGACAGGTGTGTCATCTAACGATCCTGTTACCATGTCAATTAACATATTTTTTTGTTGATCCTCGTTTGATAAATAAGTTGTTGGGTCATCATTCATAAATGTTTTAACAGCACCGGCTCCGGCAGCACCGACCGCGGCCAAGGCGCCAAACTTACCTGCACCTTTTACAAATGGACGTTGTAAAAAACCTGTAACGGCATTTTTCATTCTACCTAATAATGGGGTTGAATCATCTAACTGTGTCAATTTAGGTATGTGTGTCTCATCAGCTAATTTTGTATTAACACATTTAACAACAGAAGAACCTAAAGCAAAACCAATTCTGCCTCCATCAGCGTTTTGACCAACACATCCTAACTTAAATGCAATTTCATATTTTTCTGGTGCAGATCCTTTATTAAATAAATCTTTTGTAGTGCTTACTAAATCTCTAAATAAAAATGCTGTTCGTTTGTCAGCTCCTGTCATTGCAAATCCTTCTGTCTTAGCATGTTGTGCTAAATCTATTCCTTGTTTTTTCCATTTGTCTAAATTTTTAGCACTATACACTTTATCTGCAATATCAAAATCTTGATTTATTATTTCTTTTTCTGATCCAAGAACAATATCAGCTAAATTAAAATTCTTTCCTGGAAAGTTTTTTTTAATGGTATCACCAAATGTTTTTCTTTGTTTTTGAAATTGAATTATTCTATCTTCAATGTCTGTGTATTTTACTGTTTTATCTCCAGCTCTAAGTCTACTAATTAAATCTTTGGTATCACCCAAAGCTGTAGACAATTTTGCTTGAAACGTAGCTAAATTTTTTTGATTAATATCTGCATCAATTACGTCTACAAAATATGCATAAGGAAACGCTTTATTTCTAGCTGATGCTTTAATACTAAATATCTCATTAACATTTAAATTTTTCTTTTCTAAAAATCCTTTTGGTAAATATTTTGACATGTACGTTTTAAATGACGTAAGACTTCCTGCTTCTTTAGGCATGTTTCTTTTAATTTCACGCATAGCATGTAAATACTCACCTTGTGCCCATTTATTGTTTCTTTTAAATCCTTCTAATTCATTATAAATTTTATTTCCTAGTTTTGTTTCTGCTGCAGAAGGTTTGATGTCTAACCCCATGTTTTTATAAAGAGCACCCTTTGTCCAATCAGAATATACTCTAGTCCCGTGTGCAGTTTGTCCGTCTGTTATTTCTTTTCCTAAAACTTTTTCTAGTTTTGTTTTAAACTCACCTAACTCGGGAAAATTTTTTGCAGACAACATTTTACGTAAATCTTCGTTATTATGAATTGCTTTAACAATGTCTTCGGTATTTTCTCCGTAAAGATATGTTCCGTCTTTAAAAAATCTTGTAAGTTTAGTTATTTGTTCATTAGTCGGCCTATTAAAATATCTGTTTTTTTGTTCGTCTCTAATAGGGTTTCCAAGAAATTTTAATATTTGATTATAATCAAATAATTTGTACCTAGGACTACCTCCTGTTTTTTCTGGTGTTACTATTGTTTTGCCAACTTTTTTTTCTAACTCAGTTAACGTAATATAATCAGAAAGTTTTGCTCCTTCAGGAAAATTACCCATTGTTTTAATATAAGTTGCAAATCGTAAGAACTCTTTTCCTGGGTCTACTGATTTTAGTTTATTACTTCTTAACAAACCTTCTTTATCAACTTTTAAAAACTCTTGCCATTCTGGTAAAGATTTTATTTTTTTTAAAAGAGCTGCTTTAACACCGGATGATCTAGCTTTTACTGTAGCACCTTCAGCTGTCTTGCCTTCTAAATCATTAAATTCTTTTAAAAGTTTAACAGGATCATTTCCTGCTCTTTCACTAATAACTTTAAATTCTTTTGCAATTCTATCTGTTCTTTCTTTAACTTCTTTATATATTTTATTTACCATACCAAGGTTTACGTCTGGTTTTTTTAAAAAAGTATAGTTTCTTCCAACTTCTCCGGTGTTTAGATCAGCTACAACTTTTTTATAAGCAGGGTGAGCTTTTATAGCTTTTTCTAATGTAGGGTAATATTTATTACCACCACGCACTTTGTTTGCAACTTCCATTAACTCTTCAAAAGTTGCATCTGGATTAAGGGGTAATACGCTATTTAATATTCTAAGACTTTTTGAATCTCTTAGCCCTTGTTGTTTTGCATAAAGCCGTCTTTGCGATGCTCTTTGTTTTTCTAAATCTTTATAGGCCATTAGACCTCCAGAATCTTAGCTAGTCCGCCTCTGGCAAAATCCATACCTAATCTTTTTTTAATCTCTATTATTCCATCAGGGAAGTCATCTGGATTTTTTAAGACCTGATTTAGCATTTTAAAATAATCTGTTTTTTCAGAACCAACCATAGTTCTGTCCATTGCAAGTTCTCTAAATAATCTTGAAATATCTTCTGCTTCTAAACCATATTTACGTAGTGCTTGATAACCCATCTGCTCACCAGCATCGACAGATTTTTCAATAGCTTTTGCTTTTCTATAAAGACCATAAGCTTTACCGGCTGCTTTTCCAAATCTTAAACCTACACGTCCACCATCTGCTTTTTCTGTTTTTCTTGTATTTTTAATTTCCATTTCAGCAATAAGTCTTTTGAGTATAGTTAATGGCGAGAATGTAAATCCTTCTGAAAGATCTACTACATTTTGTATATTAGGTTGATCTTCCTCAAATATTTCTTTTACAGTATCTAATTTTTCTGTTTCTTCTAGTGTACGTGGGTTTCTTTTTTCCATGAAATATCCGTGTTTTAAAAAGTTTGGAAAAAATCCATCTTTACCACGATAACCCATTATACCTTCTGATTTTTTTACAAGTTGTGAATCAGCTGCAGGAACTCTACCACCATCTGCCATCTCATCTACAAACCTTGCAGTCATTTTATCAAACCTTGGATTGTCGGGTTTTAATCCTGCAGCATCTTGAACATTTTCTAAAACTCTTTTAGTAAAAATTAAAATTTCTTCGTTAGATGCATTAGTAGGTAAGGCTTCTGCAATT